CATCGTGACTTCAATCAAGCGTAATGAGCAAGAGGGCATTGTTATGCCAGCGATGTACGATGAAAACGGACATAAGATGTTCGACCTTCAGTTGTTATCTTCAGGTGGTTCACGTCAGTTCGATACAGATAAGACAATTCAGCGCTATGACCAGCGCATGGCAATGTCAATCCTTTCAGACTTTATTCTTCTCGGTCATGACCGCGTAGGTTCATATGCACTAGGTTCATCAAAGATGGATTTATGGTCAATGGCAGTTGATTCAATCGCTAAGAATATTGCTGAAGTAATGAATCAGTACGCGATTCCTCGTCTTCTAAAACTTAATGGAATGGATGTATCTCGTGCGCCATTCTTGACATACGGCGAAGTAAGCCACGTCGACCTAACAGAGATTTCAGACTTCGTAACTAAGTTGGCTCAGGCTGGAGTTCTTATGCCTGACCCTAAGTTGGAAGATTATCTCCGTACAGTTGCTGGACTTCCACCAGCCGAACATGATGGTCAAAATTTTGGAATGCCTCCAATGCCTCAAGGTGCAACTGCTCCTCAAGAGACAACAGCACCACTAGACATACCTGAAGAGACAGAACCACTTAACGGCGATTTGGATTAAGCAATGGCTATCCGTGTCAATAAAGCGGGACGCCGAAATCCGCTAAACGCGGAAGAGATGCAGTTAGCCCGAACTCTTTATGATGCTATTTCGCGTACCAACGCAAAAATAACAATCACTGAATTAGTAGCAATTCTTGAAAAGTTGCAGCCTGATACGTTGAATGAATTGCTTAACAAAATCTCATTGATTCAAGAGCAAGGCGTAATCAGTTCAACCATTTTGAATTCAATCGATATTGGTGGAAGTAACGCTATTGAGCAACTTCAAGCAATTGCTCCAAAACTTGCATTACCTGCATTCATTCCTTCAAAGGTAAATATCGGTAACAGCGATGCTTTCCAAAATACTCCAGTAACACGCATTCCAATGTGGGCTGCTCCTGAAGGTAAGAAATTACCTGCTCAGATGAATATCTCATTTAACCGAACAAACCCTTTTGCGGTCCAATTCGCTGAAGCCCGTGCAGCGCAGTTGATTCAGTCAATTGATGAAATGACACGTCAAGGAGTTCGCAAAATTATCAACGACGCATTCGTTGAGCAGATTGATTACCGAGCAACAGCAAAGAGAATCAAGAATGTTGTTGGTCTTCATCCAAAGTGGGCAGATGCAGTTGTTAAGTTCGAGCAGCGTGAATATAGCCGTCTAGTAAAGCAAGGACTCAAAGAGGGAGCAGCGCGAGTTAAGGCTCAGTCCAATGCTGCTACTTATTCCGACCGCTTGCGTAGCGCTCGTGCCACAATGATTGCTCGCACTGAAATTAATGTTGCTCAAAACGAAGGTCGCTATCAAAGTTGGAATCAAGCATTCGACCAAGGATTTATTGACCCTGCATCACTGAAGATGTGGATGACCGCTAAGGATGAGCGCACCTGCGATATCTGCGGTCCAATGGATGGCGAAGTAGTTCCATGGAATGGTCTGTTCTCAACTGGAGACAAGATTGCTGGACGAGTTCACCCGCACTGTCGCTGCTCAATGGTCATGCTGCCACCTAATGGCAAGGGTCAATCCTTCAAGGCAGATTACGACCTACTCAATGAAGTTATTGGGTGGGGCGAATGACATATGCAATTAAGTTTCCTGTTGGTTACCGACCAGTAATCAAAGAGAAGAATACGAATCAGGTAGTCATCGTTGATATTGATGACACTTTGCTTCGCAATGGCGACCAGCCAATCAAAAGCACAATTGATTATGTCAACGAACTTGCAGATAAGTATTTCATCGCTGTAGTTACTGGACGCACAGCAGATGAGCGAGAGAAGACTGCGAGCGCACTTCGCGCTGCTGGAGTTCGATATAACTCTCTAACCCTTAATGGCATGGGAATCAATTCTCCTGACTATAAAAAGAAGACAGCCGAACGAATCATGCAAGACAAAGAAATCGTCATGGCTATTGAAAATGGCGATACTGCACAGGCTGCATATCGCTCACTTGGCATTCATGTTAAGAGTCCATCTTCAGTTGCTAAACACGGCAACCATGACCAATCAAGCCATGGTAACTGGGCTACAGGTTCGGATGGACTAACTGTAAGCATTGATGATTCAAGATTTGAAAAAACAATGACTTTGAATGACAAAAATGGTGAATCACTTGCATATGTTCAGTTTCAAGAATTTGAAATTGATAAGAAGGTAGATATTCTCTACCTTCATAGTTATGACAGCGGTAAAGGTTATGCAACTAGAGTAATTGACGAACTTTACAAAGCAATGCCTGATAAAGAGATTTATTGGGGAAAAACCAGCGCTCCTGAATCTACACACTTGGCACAAAAGTTCTCCGATAAGTATGGAAGAACTCAATTTATGCCTTGGGGTGAAGGAGTTATTAATGGTTATGAGTGGGGTGAGTTATATGGTGATAAGACTGCGAAAGTTGAAAAGCACGGTTCACATGACCAAAAAACTCATGGTTCATGGGCTAACGGACAAGGTGGAAGCGGTCTAAGTCGTCGAGAGATTTACGAATTACAGTACAACATGACTGACCCAAAGAAATCTGCGATATATAAGGCTGAAGAAAAGTTTCAACCACAAATCCAAAAAGATTTGCAGAAGCCTTTTCCTCCTAATAACCCAGCAGAATATGGAAGCCGTGAAGAGTACGTTGCTGCCTATAAAAAATATTCAAAAGAATTTGATGATTGGTCAAGAGAATCATCCCGCAATATTCAGTCAGAGACCGCTAAGAAAACTTTAGATGGAACAAGGGCTGGAACTCAAAAGTATATTGATTCAGTTACCAAGTCCGATTGGTTCATCAATGAGTTTGGTGACGATAGGGTTGTGGAAATTCCAAAGGTTGCTTTGCGTGAAAACAGGGTTGCAGGTCAGTACACATTCGGCTTTAAGAATGGTCAGCCTTATAGTGCCATGGTCATTAATAAAGGCTATTCGCTAAATGAGCCAACAATTCTTCATGAGATTGCTCATTACGCAACGACTATTAGCGCAAGAGAGCGCTTTAGCCCTCACGGAGTAGAGTTTGCAAAGAATCATGTTTATTTGGCAAGCAAAGTGATTGGTCCTGATTACGCAGATGGATTACAGGCTGCATACAGAGAGGAGGGAATTGACCTTGGAAACTAAAGACTTTGAATTTACTATTACAGACCCAATCAATCCTGAGTTCATTCCCGTTCCTTTTGAAGAAGATGTTCTCAAGCACGGAACCCATAACCAAAAGACTCACGGCAGTTGGGCTACAGGCGAAACAGTTTCAGATATCAACGAGTGGAACAAGGCTGAGATGGCTAAGTTTCCAAGCCGTGAAGCGCGAGAGGCTTATTTGCTGGACCATATCTTGAGCCAGCGCATGGAGGGATTTACTGGGAAGGAATTTCATCGAGCCGTAGATGCTTACCAAACTGCTCATGGATATGCCATTAATGAGGCTTTAAGAGACCCGCAAATCTCTGAGGATGGTTTTCAAGAATGGATTGATGGAATGGATAGAGCCATCGCGTCAGCGCCTCTCACAAAAGAAGAGATGACTGTTTATCGTGGAATCAAAGGCAATGGATTAGATTTCTTTGAGGGACTTAAAAAGGGAGATGTTTACACAGACAAGGGTTTCACTTCAACGACCTTAGATACAGACGTCGCGACTATTTTTTCAACTAATAGCATGTACCAAGGAATTGTTTTACGAATGAAGTTACCCGCGGGTACGGAAGGTCTTTACCCAACTAGCGTTCTTGGGCTATCCTCTATCTCATCAAGAGAGGCAGAGTTCGTTCTTCCTCGAGATAGCAAATTCAAAGTTCTTAATAACGAAGGCAAAGTTTGGGACGTGGAGGTAGTCAATGATTGAGAATCTTGGTTACGACTCATCTAAGGGCTTGTCCCTTGTCGTTGAGAAACATGGTTCCCACGACCAAAAGACCCATGGCAACTGGGCAACTGGTGGCACTCTTTACACAGGCATCATTGACCGCCTTGGCGCAAAAGATGTGACTGGATTTAGCCTAGATATCAGTTCGAAGAAAGCACCTACTAGCGGGTACATGGCATCTATTGCTGGGGCTGAGAAAACAGTTGGCTACGATGAATTCTTTTCAAGTCGCGATAAGAGCAGAGAAATTCTCCTTGACTACATAAGCAAAAATGCAAATCAGTTAAGCGAGCGCGGAGCATATTTTGGTATATGGGTTGTAAAGGACCAAGGAACCGTGTACCTTGACGTCTCACGAAGATTCGATACTCGAGGCGAAGGAGTTCGCGCAGGGTTCGAAAATGACCAACTATCAATTTACGATATCGATAACGATGCGTATATTTACATGAAGGACGAGGTAGATGAGCGAACCAACAAAGCCGTTGCTGATAGAGATTCCAATTCCAGTCAACGAGATGACGGACGAGCAGAAGAAAGCATTCGCGGAGGAGATTCTCAACGCGATAGAGAGCAACCGCTAACTTTCCCTCATGTTTGTTTAGGTCGCTATACAGTTCAAAAGCACCTAGAAGGACAGCATGACCAAGGGACTCATGGAAACTGGGCAGGGGATAGATATCCTGCCGATTCAGTTAAGAGCGCAAGAGACGGTGCCAAAGAATATGCCTTTCAGAAGGGCTTGAAGCCCGATGAGACGATTGACTACACGAAAGTAGTAGCAAACCGTGACCGCGCTTCAAAGATAGCCGATATCTACGAAACTCTGCCTAAGATGGATAGAGATGCAGTAGATGAGTACGAGGCTTTGGCGTCAGAGGTCGAAGAGCAGTTCGACTACATGACCAAGAAACTTGGCGTAAAGGTTTCATTCGTTGCTGAAGACCCATATAAGACTTCAAAAGAAATGTTTGCCGATGTCAGTACAGGCAATCTAAAAGTTCTATCGACTGCATCAACTGGTGCTCATCCGCTATTTAGCGATTTACAGAATGACAAGTTCAGAGCAGTTCATGATTACTTCGGACATGCTGCAACTGGTCGTGGATTCGGTCAAGATGGTGAAGAGTCAGCATGGGTTCATCACTCACAGATGTTTACAAAAAAGGCTCGAGCAGCATTAACAACTGAGACCCGTGGGCAAAACTCATTCTTTAATAATCGAGGCAAGCAGTTCGCTGACCAAAAGGTTGCATTGCTGCCTGAAGAGTTTTGGGCAGTTCCAGCAGTATTCACAAAGATTAAAGTAATTCGTTTTGAGGCTGGATTAAAACCTATTTTTAAGCATAGTGGCGGAGAGGCTCATGGTGGCTCTGATGACCAATCTTCTCACGGCAACTGGGCAACTGGTGGATATACAGCAGAACAGCAAGCGGGTATGGCTGCCATGGAAGGCAAAGGTCCATCAATGCAGGACCTAGATACTCTTCATGAAGCACTCATTATGAATGAAATCGGTCCATCTTTGGATGACATGATTTCTATCGTTGAAAATGACCAAGGGCTTTATGAGCAAGCAATTGATGGCATTGATGAAATCGTTGATGAAAAGATGGCTCAATCAAAGTATGAATATGCAGACCAAGCCGAAGCAGATGCTGCAAATGAAGCATTGAGAAATCGTTTATATGAGCAAACACAAACTCAAATGATTAATGATTTTGTTTCTAATGAATCAGATTTAATTCACACGCTATATGAAGAGCAAAATGGTGGAAGCGTTCAAAGTCAACTGGAAGAAATGAGTTCTTATATGGATGAAGTTTATTCATATGAGATGAGCGGAAAAGATGTTTACGGTAATGATGTAACTCTTTATTCTCAAGTAACAAACATGGAGCCAAGTTCATACGTTAATGGCGGAATTAAGATTTATGGGGTAGTTCAAACAACCAGCGGAGAGGCTGCTGGAGAGTTCGAACGCACCATGTATAAGCAAGGCGATACATGGATGGTTGAGCACGACCTCTATCAAATGTACGATGACTATAAAGGTACGGGATTTGGTACAAAGTTTATTCAGCAACAAGAGGACTGGTACACAACCCGTGGATTCGGTGCAATTGTTGTAGGTACTGCATGGGATGGCGCTCGTCACTGGGCTAGAGCGGGATTCGACTGGCATCCTGAATATGTGGAAGACAACATATCTCGCATTGCTAATGAGTCTCAGTACAACTCTAACTTTGAGGCTGGTTCAGAAAACCGTAAAGAGTTCAATAGTTTGATGTCCCGAGCATTCGATGGATACAACCCTGACGTCAATTGGTCCAGCCAACGAATCAATGGCACTGTCAAGATGAAGCCAATTACTAGCGATGGCTTTCCGTTGCCTAACGACTTTGCCACTATCGGTATTGCTCGTAAGACTCGTGATAGTGACGGCGTATCTGATTGGGGCGGAAAGTCTCTTATGGACGGACTCAACTTGAAGTACACAAAGGTTCTAACAGCCGAAGGTCGCACAGTCCTACAAGGGGCAATTGACCGAGACGGTGATGGATTGATTTATGACGGCACCGCTCGCGAAAAGCCAGCGCCTACGCTAAACTCAACACCATGAACAGAGAAGAGCGCTTACGCGAAATCCAAAAGACTTATCGCACATGGTCTGATAAGGCTGAGTTCATTACTGATACCCAAGCAACTCCTGAAGATGAGGATAAGTTTTACGAATCTCTCATTGAGCAAAAACTAATCCCAGTAGAAAAGACTGAATAGCAGTTGTTATTCTATCCGCTATCCTTAGTACATGGCGGATATTTCATCTAAACTGATTAATCTAAGCGCTGAGAAACTACTCGCGCTCCACGACCGTGTTCACAAGTCAGTGGCTCCTACTGCTGCTGAGATTGAAGTTCACCACACAATCCTTAACGAGATGGCACGTCGAAAGATGGTTCGCCCTCAAGACTCATGGGACGAGTTCGAAATCCTCGTAGATTCAATTCAAGATGTCGACCTAACTTCGATGGCTAGTTCATTGCCTGAAGGCATGGTTGAAGATGTTATTAAGACAACTGGAAGCCCAGTTGGAAATGTCGACACTTATCTCACAATCGATGGCTATGAAATGCGTATCGAGCCAATCGAACTTGACCCTATGGAAAAGATGATTCGTGAAGAGGGTGGAAAGTACACAGTTTACGATTCAACTGGAAAGCGAAAGTTTGGAACATACGGTTCAAAGAAAGAGGCTGAAGCCCGTCTTGAACAGATGCACCGATTCTCAAAGGCAGATAACACACCGCCAAAGGCAGTTCGAGATGCAGCACGTCGCGCCCTTGAATGGATTGCAGATGGAAAGGCTGGAAGTGGATTCACTTCAGTTGGTCGTCATCGTGCATCACAGTTGGCTTCAGGAGAAAACATTTCTCTTGAAACATTAAAGCGAATGAAATCTTTTTTCTCTCGTCATGAAGTAGACAAGAACGCAGTTGGATTCTCTCAAGGTGAAAAGGGTTATCCATCGGCTGGACGAGTTGCTTGGGATGCGTGGGGCGGAGACGCAGGATTTGCATGGGCTGAGTCCATGGTTGCTCGCGCTGAAAAAGATGAAATGGAAAAGCATTTACAGGGACAACATGACCAAAAGAGTCATGCACCTAAATTTGCTGAAGGCATTGCAATTAAGATTATGAACGGCGAACATCCTTCAGTTGGGCAGAAAGATGTGGCACCACTATTTGCTGGACTTTCAAAACTTACAACTCATCCTGATATCACAGAACTTAAAGTTGAAGGCACTATGTTGTTTGGTGATGAGGGAATGGGCATTGCTCGTAAAGATATGCCACAGATTCCTTCAGATGCTCGTCCTGAGTTCCTTAGTGATTTGGGCAAAGAGGGCATTTCAGTTAAGAGCGAAAGCCTTGACCCTCGTACATTAAAGCCAATTCAGAAAGAAGTTTCAGGTTCTCGTTCAGGTGCGATTTATATGCGCTACAAGGACAAGGGAGCAATTCCTGAAGAGCAACGCATTCTTATTTCTAAGGATGGATATGTCATTGATGGACACCATACTTGGGGCGCTGCTGTTGCACTTGCATTTGATAACGGTGCAAAGATTCCTGTCTATCGACTTGATATGAATGCAAAAGAAGCATTAAGTGCATCACTTGAATGGTCAAAGGCTAAGGGCTACGAAGGTCAAGCAATCGATGCAAAGGCTCCAGCAAATAAGTCATTCATTTGGAAACATTTAGATGGACAGCACGACCAAAAGAAACACGGTGGTTGGTCTCCTAATTCAGACGCATATGCAGATGATGTTGCTCCAACTAAAGAGCGTTCAGCAAAGGCTGTATCACTAGCGAGTGCAATTCGTGACCGTGCAATTAAGATTGAGCCAGCAATTACAGAGTTGGTAAATACTTTTGCGGATAACGCAGGTGGAAAACTTATGGGATTAACTCAACGCCTTAAGTCAACAGATTCACTTGCACGAAAGATTGATGCAGATGCTGCAAAAGAACATGAAGGAAATCATGAAAAGGCTGCTGAGTCAGTATCAGATGCAATTCGATACACAGTAAAAATTCCTGACGAAAACTATGCAGATGGTTTAGATGCAACAGTTAAGGGACTCGAGGGAACTGGCTGGAAAGTTCGTACTAAGAACTTTTGGAAGCCTGGAGACCCATATGATGGCGTCAACATTAAGGCTACAAAGAACGGGGTCGCAGTTGAGATTCAGTTACATACAGCAAAGTCGTTAGAAGTAAAAGAAGGCAAACTTCATAGTGTTTACGAGAAGTACCGAGTTGAGACTAATAACGTCATTCGTCGTCAAAGATGGGACAAGATGATTGTCATGGCGAAGGAAATTAATCGACCAGCCAAGATGAGCAAAATCTTGAAGATTGGCGAACTTATGGTCCAGCAGTTCGAAACGGCTGAACAGGCAGGTTTGATTAAATCAACCCCAGTTGATATACTCCAGGATAAGAGAGGAGGAGAATAACTATGCGTTACTTTGTAAAGACTGATATCAATTTTCAGCCTGTAGTCCTATACCGCTTTAATCTCGATGACCCAAAGAGTATCTCTGAAGACATTTGGCAGCCTATCGCTGGAGAATGGAAGCCATCAGAGAGAATCGTAGAAGTCCTAACTCAAGGCTCAGCAGATTATGACGAAGTAAGCGAGGAGTTGGCTCGTAAGACATTTCCTGATGCTTTCACCAAGATGTCAAAATCAATCGGCTCCTACGAAGTCTCTAAGGCTGAAGATGCTAAGCGCTACACACTAGGAGCGATGTATATCCCTGACCGCCTAGATGCTCATGGCGAATGGACAGATGCCGAAGAGTTGCAACGAGCAGTTTGGGATTATGTTCGAACAGATGACCGTCGAATCCGACTCCAGCACAACCGCGATATCGTGGCTGGAGAATGGGTCGAAGTTATGGCTTTCCCGTATGAGTTGACCGTACCGATTAAGACTCCATCAGGCATTGATGTCAATCACACTTATCCGCCAAATACAGTTTTCCTTGGAGTTATTTGGGAACCTTGGGCTTGGGAGAAAGTACAAAACGGCGAGATTCTAGGATATTCAATCGGTGGTCGTGCTGAACGTCTGTATGTCGATATGGAAAAGGCAGATGGACCAACTGTGTCGGATGTGCATGTTGATACAATTATGAATCCAACAAAGAAAAAGCCAAAGGACAAGAATGAGCGCACGGGAAGCAAAACTAATTGATGAGTTACGAAACAAAGAACTCAAGGCGCTAACCGACGCAGAATTTAAGGCTATCAAGGGTGAAGTTGAATCAAAGGGAATCCGTAATCTTAAGGGTTCTGCTGCTCAAGTAGTTTTTGCTGCATTGCGTAAGCGCGATGAGGCTATGAATAAAGCCCGTGCCGTAGCAGTTGGAGATATGGTTTCATGGAGCGCATCAGGCGGAACAGCCCGTGGAAAAGTTGAACATGTTATGCGCGAAGGCGTTCTTGGTGTTCCTGATTCTGAGTTCAGCATCAAGGCTGAAAAAGATGACCCAGCAGTTCTTATTCGCATTTTCAAAGATGGCAAAGAGACAGAAACTCTTGTCGGTCATAAGATGTCAACATTGAAAAAAAGTTTTGGCGTTGAGAAGCACGGCAACCACGACCAGTCCGAACATGGTGCATGGGCTAACGGGAAGTACAACACAGATGATTCTGAAGGCGAAGATATGTCAGAGCCAAAGAATTACAAAGGCAAGAAGCCAAAGATTTCTTATGAAGAGAATGACACTGAGGGCGAGTTCGAGACTAACGCGGACGACCCAAAGTGGATGGATGATATGGATATCCTCCGTCCTCCAAAGCGCTCACCAAAGAAATGAGCAACATAATTGATGTAACCATTGAGTTGCTCAATTCGATGAATCTCCAAGCCCACAGAGTTACTACTCAACCTGGCTATGCAGGAGTTGAGGTCGACCTTCCAAATGACACACATGCCTTTTTTGTGTGGTCCAAGATGGACTCAAATGATTTCGCTTTTAGGGTTGCCAGTTTTTGGGAAAGCGAAAACGTCTTCCCCTCTTTCAGTATTTCGAATCTCCCTGAAGCGTTCGCTAAAACACGCATTTTGAGCATGTAGCAAAAAGGGTACAAAACGGGCATATGATATTCTTTAGCCGTCAAGACCCGAGTTTGTTTTCCTAACTAGGCGTTAGGTAAGGCACTCTCTATTCGTTAGGAGATACATTGGCAAATCGCACCCGCAAAATGGTGAATCTCGCCATTGAGGAAACAAGCGGGGTAGACCATCCCGCTCATCTACACGAAGGTTGGCTGGTTATGAAATCAGCCGATGAATCTGAAGTTCAGAGGGTTATGGACGAAACGCTCACCGAGGAGGACTCCAATATGGAGGAAGTAACTACCGCGGCTGTTGAAGAGCAGGTCGAAAAGGCTGACATGACTATGGAAGAAGCAATGAAGAAGATTGCTGAACTAGAAGCAAAGTTAGCAGAATCCGCTAAAGAAGATGCTGCCGAACCAGCAATGGAAAAAGCAGTAGATACTTCTGAGGATTTCTTGAAGTCGGCTCCCGAAGCAGTCGTCAAAATGATTGATGACCTACGCAAGCAAGCAGAAGATGCAACAGCGGAACTTAATAAGGAACGCGATGCTCGTGCTGATGCAGAGGCAATCGAAAAGGCAAGGGGTTGGGCAAATCTCAATCTCGATGCAGAAAAAGTTGGACCAGCGCTACGTCGCTTGGCAACAACAGATGCAGACCTTGCAAAGTCAGTTGAAGAAATTCTTTCTTCAATTAACGCACAGGCTGAATCAGCAACAATTTTTGCGGAAATCGGCAAGTCCGCAGACTTCAAATCAAACGGCAATGCTTATGAGCGTATGACTTCATTAGCAAAGTCAGCAGTTGAAGAGGGTGTGGCAAAGTCATTCGAGCAAGCGCTCGCTGACGTGGCTACAAGCAATCCTGACCTATATAGCCAATACCTAACCGAGAAAGGTGCCTAATTACCATGGCATATGAAATCAGTAATTACTCGGTAAAGGTCACCCTCGTTGCAGGTGCCGACCTTTCCGCTAAGCAATACAACTTCGTTAAGTTGAACTCATCAGGACAGGCAATTGCTATCGCAGCAATTACAGATGTTCCTGTTGGAGTTCTACAGAACGCACCAACAGCAGGACAGGAAGCCGAAGTATTAGTATCAGGCGGAACTAAACTTGTTGCTGGTGAGGCAATCACACTTCCAGCATTCTTGAGCGTTACCTCTGCGGGTAAGGCTGACAAGATTGCTACAACAGACACAACACAGTATGTAGTTGGTCAAGCAATTACTGCTGCTGGTGCTGATGCAGAAGTTATTACAGCAGTTGTTAACTGCGCTAACCCAACAAGAGCGAACTAAGGGGATAACTAAACATGCCACAGCCAAACATCAATAGCGTTCACGTTGACGCAATTCTTACAAACATTTCTGTTGCTTATTTACAGAATCAAGACAACTTCATCGCTGACAAGGTATTCCCAGTAATCCCTGTTGATAAGAAGTCTGACAAGTACTTCACTTACACCAAGAACGATTGGTTCCGCGACGAGGCTCAGCGCCGTGCTCCAGGAACTGAATCTGCTGGTGGAGGTTACAACCTTTCAACTGGTACATACTCAGCAGACGTGTGGGCTTTCCACAAGGATGTTGACGACCAAACAGTTGCTAACGCAGACTCTCCATTGAATCCTCTTCGTGAGGCAACAGAGTTCGTTACTCGCCGTTTGATGCTTCGCAAGGAACTACAGTTCGTTTCTGACTACTTCACTACAGGTGTATGGTCAACAGACATTACTGGTGTTGCTTCATCACCATCTACAAATCAGGTAATCAAGTGGTCTGACTACACAAACTCAGACCCAATCTCTGACCTAGAGGCTGGTAAGGCTGCAATTCTTGGTAACACAGGAATGGAAGCAAACACACTTGTTCTAGGGTATGACGTATTCAAGTCATTGAAGAATCACCCTGACCTAGTAGACCGCATCAAGTACACATCTTCACAGACAATCACAACAGATATGCTCGCAGCAATGTTTGACATTCCTCGCGTTATCGTTGCGAAGGCTGTTAAGGCAACAAACAACGAAGGTGCAGCAGATGCGTATGGTTTCGCATTTGGTAAGAATGCTCTTCTATGCCACGTTGCTCCACAGCCTGGTCTATTGACACCATCTGCTGGATACCAGTTCTCATGGACAGGTGTTTCAGGTGGTCTCGGTGCAACAATCGGTACTTCACAGTTCCGTATGGAATCAATCAAGTCAGACCGTGTTGAGGCAGAAATTGCATTCGACAATAAGGTTATCGCTTCTGACCTTGGTTATTTCTGGTCAAGCATCGTCGCTTAATTAAATAAAGAAGGGAGTGAGACTTGATATAGTTTCACTCCCTTCTTTTAATTTAGGAGTAAATATGAAAGCAAGAGTATTAAAGAGGATGGTTTCCCTAGGGGAGCAATTAGAGGTCGGTGACATCGTAGATGTTTCTACTTGGAGACTTACAAAGCCTCTAGTAAACAATCGCTACATTGTGTTAATTGAGGACGAATCTGTAAAAGTTGAAGAACCAGTAGCAGAAACACCAAAGAAGAAAACTTCAAAAGCAAAAACTGAGTAGTCGGGACTGAATCGTGGCACTAACACCAAATTTATCAACTGTCACGGTTTCAGGAACATATGTTGACATCCAAGGCAATCCAATTGCTGGACAGGTCAACTTTACTCCTAGAGCCATTCTGACAGATGCTTCGTATGACCAAATTGTTATTGCCAAAACAATTTCAGTAACCCTTGATTCAAATGGCTCATTTAGCACTACGCTGCCTGTAACAGATGACCAATCGCTAAGCCCATATAACTTCACTTATTTAGTTGAAGAGGCGTTTAGCGGTGGTCGTCTTTACGATATTGCAATTCCTTCAGATGCTGCTGCAACTGGTCTTAATCTTGCAGACGTAGCACCAGCATCAGCAAGCGTTGGTTTGAGTTCAACATATGTTTTATTATCAACATATTCAACACTTAATACTCAAGTTCAGGGAATGGTTGCAGTTGTAAATACTGCATCATCTCCAGCAACTGCTATCAATACAGCAACAGCAGCAGCCACAGCAGCCTCAGTTTCGGCAGCAGCAGCAGCAGCCACAGCAGCAGAAAATCTTAACTACATACATCCATTTCTCCTCATGGGAGTCTAAATGGCGATTCCAAGTAACGTATCCTTAGTAAAACTTGTTGGCAATTATGTAGATTACAAAGGCAATCCAATTGCTGGTTCAGTTAAGTTAACTAGCAGCGCGACAGTTCGCGACATGCTGGCAGACACAATTATTGTCTCATCGACAGCAAGTGCAACTCTTGATTCAAATGGTTCTTTTGTAGCAACTATTCCAGCAACAAATGACCCTGAAATTGTTGACGCTTTTACATATACTGTTGAAGAATCATTTACTGGTGGACGCTCGTATACGATTTCTCTTCCAGTTGCAGCGCCTTCAGATAGAACAAACTTAATTCTAAATCCATCTGCTGAAACAAATACAACTGGATGGGCAAATGCTCATGCTCTTACAAGAACGCTTGTTTCACCCAACGCAGCAATTGGTGATTACGCGCTTAAAGCACAACATATTTCAAACTTTACTGATACTAATCTTGCAAATTATTCAGGCATTGATGCGTCTACTCTTGCTGGAAAAACAATAACAGTTTCTTATTATGTTTATATCCCAACAGGCTCACGTTGGAATGCAATGACAGTTACTTTGTCTGATGAAGGAACAGTTCCAGGAACAACTGTTGCAGATGGTCCTGTTAATTTAGTTGCTGGTTGTTGGGTACGAGTTTGGCGCAGATTCTCTTATGCTGCTGGCGTATCAGGAGTTTGTGCATATGTTCTACGCATAAGCGTACCTGCTGGAATGAATCCACGAGTTAATAATTTTATCTATCCATCATTTGAAGATGGAACAACAAATGGCAATAGTACATGGGCTGGAACTGGTCGAAATGTAGCAGTAACAAACTCAACAGCAATTGGTGGATTTGCTGGAACTAGAGCACTTCAATATCTTGCAGGAACAAATAAAGGAACTGCAAATCTTAGAAATATTGGTTGGGTTGATACACCCAACGGAACTCTTACTGGAAATACGTCGTATGTATTTTCGCAGTGGGTTTACTGTCCAGTGCCAATAACAATGAGTTATGGAATTGACATAACAGATAGCACACCAACATACTTATCAAGTATTGGTGGTCCAAATAATTTTTATATTCCAGGAGGCACTTGGACTCGTGTTTATGCAGTTGGAACAACTCCAGCAACAGCATCACGATATGGTGGTGGATTAAGCGAAGTTACTCAACACGCATATCCATATCGCGAGAATCTAAGTCAAAACCCTTCTTTTGAAGTAAATATTACTGGATGGCAGTGCAATTTAGGAACAATTGCTCGTTCAACTGCTCAGTTCTATTCAGGAACAGCATCTGCATTATGTACTGTTTCAACATCATCAGGTGGATTTGGACCGTATCATACAACCTACACAGGAGGAAGAATTCCTGTAGTTGCTGGTCAAACTTATACATGGTCAATGTATGTAAAAGATATTAATACTGCTGTTTCATATAATGCGACAGTTGAATTCTATAACTCTTTAACTGCTGGAACTAACGTAGGAACCATTACTGGAACAGCAACTCCAATTAACAGCACTGGTTGGACTCGAGTATCTGTAACTGGTGTTGCACCAGCGGGTGCTTTAGGAGCAATTCCAACAATTTATTCAACTGCTGCCCCTACAGTTGGAACTCAGGCTTATTTTGATGCAGCAGTTTTTGAACAAGAAGATGTTTTCAATCTTATTGCAAACGGTTCTTTTGATATATCAACTGCTGGATGGTCTGTGCTTACTGGTCCAGCAACTTTTGCGAGAAGCACGGCAGCATCATATTCAGGTCAGGCGTCAGGATTAGTTACTTATAGCGGAACTCCAGCAGATACTAGAACACTTCGTTTTCAGTATTCAGCAGCAGAAAACTTAAAAGTTTATCTTCCAAATGGTCAATATACTCTTTCTGTTCGTGTTAATGGTGCTGCAAGTCAAGGAATTACAGCAGTTTATGTTCAGGCTGAATCAAATGCGTCTCCACAAGCAACATTAACAAGCAATTCTTCTAGCAATGCGACTCTTAATGGTTCTTGGAACGTAGCAAGCAATACATTCACCGTAACAAGTCCTGGATATCTTGTTATTAATATCGGATATGTAGGAACACCAGTAAATGGAAATTCATTTTATCTTGACAATGTGATGTTACAAACTGGTGCGTCTGTATCAACTTTTAGAAACTCAGAATATTTCGATGGCTCAACAGGTGGCTCTTACCAGCGCTGGGTTGGAACTGCTCATCAGACCAACTCAATTGATTCTCCTCCTGTATATGTCGATGCTGTTATGGCTGAGCCAGCATCTCGC